CCAAAATAGTCAGTGATTCACAAGTAGTTGTCCCCCGTTTTATGGGCAATATGTGTAATAATGACTCTCCAGAAAATCTTATTCGATTAACTGCAGATTCCAAGAATGAATTGACAATAGATAGTAGAGTCATGGGCTTAAGTGGCCAGGATGAACTAGCAATTTCTTCAATAGTTTCTCGTCCATCTTATTTTAGAACATTTGAATGGCCAGAAGCTAAGGGTCCAGGAGATATTTTATTTTCTGTAAAAGTACTTCCCACTCTTTTTAGGACCATAGGTGCGGGAGAAACTACGGAATACCACCAGACAGCTCTTTCTTTTGGATCTTTGCCTTTTTCAATGTGGCAGGGTTCAATAAAATTTCGCTTTATAGCTGTGGCTTCCGAATACCATCGAGGCAGGCTTAGGATAGTATATAATCCTAAATCCAATTCGGTTGGAGAAATTCCTTTTAATCAGGTATATTCTACGGTTATAGATATTGCAGAAGATAGGGATTTTGAATATGAAGTTAAATGGGCAGATATTAGAGCTTGGAATACTTGTCCGAGTTTAACTACTTATTCATCTTCAGATATTTATTCTGTTATTGCCCCAGTATCTGGTGGTGGTCTTGATGATAATGGTACATTGTCGGTTTATGTAGTCAATGAATTGGCTACACCTAGTACATATGATTCACCCATCAATGTTTTAGTCTGGGTGTCGGCAGGTGACGATTTTGCTTTGTCTGTCCCCACCGATAATAAACTTGCATTACTTTCACCATTTCGAAAAGAACAGGCACAAGTTGCTAAAACGTCTATTTCAGCTAAGACTGAGTTGATCGACGATTCTGATCAAGTTTCACCTCTGGAGGATGCAGATTACGCTCCTCAGAGTGAGATGTTGGCAACTTCTACAGATGATTCCAATGCCCCATTGGAAACTTCTATGGTTACAAGTTTTGGAACAAATATTGCAGATAATAGTCAATACTTGGTTTACCAGGGAGAGAGAATAGTTTCTTTTAGAGAACTTTTGCGAAGGTATTATTATCATACTTCGGAATTTCCTAATAAGTTCTTTCCTACCCGTCATACATTGGTAGATATGGGACAGTCTGATTTTCCATATTATAGGGGATATGATCTTAATGGACAGGGTAATGCTCCTGGAAATTATAAATTTACGTGGTGTAATAATACTTTGTTGAATTATTTAACTCCAGCTTATGTTATGAGACGGGGTGGTATACGTCACAAAGCAATTCATTCTGATAAACAATCCCCTACTGGAACTATGTCTGTATATAGGGCTGAACAGGACAGTATTGGTCCTGCTTATTGGAATACACGTGATCTCACACCAAATGGTTCACAGATTTATGATACTAATAGACAAATTTTGGCTTCAGGTATAACTACTTGTGCTGGTTTACATGTTACCGCTTTACCAGTTAATCCTGCTCTTGAATATGAGTGTGGATTTTATACTAGAGGACAGAGATTTGTAGCGGCACGCCGATTAGATTACTGGTCGGGTATTAGTGCCTCACATAGGATATTGGTTTCTTCACAAGCTGTGAACGATATAACATCACAGCGAATTGATAAGTATATTTCAGTAGCAGAAGATTTTACATTGGCTTTATTTATAGGAGCGCCAGTGTTATATAGTTATATTACTCCAGTACAAGTTCCATAAGTTAATCATCTG